GGTCAATGCCACAGAACAGGGGTTGAATTTAGAAGCAGGAGATGCTATAAAAGCGCAAGCAGAAACAGCTAACAAACTTGAAGTAGTAGTTAGTTATGCGCTTATAAACAGAGAGAATGAAAACGGATAACATACATAAGATCGATTGTACTACTGTAACAATTTATAGAAATACAAAGACAGGTGAAACTTCTAAAGAAAAAATGGAAGGATCAGATATTGTAACTGATGTTACAGTGCATGTATCACCAAAAGGTTTAGATGTTTTCCAGAAAGTAATGAATAATGATAATAAGAAACCAAAACCCTAAGGGTGGAACAGAACTACAATTCAACTATTTAGAAGAATACGTTGATAAAAAATTATTAGATCAAGTACAGATTACAACTTCTGTGCCAGAAAAAATTCCGTTACATCCAAATAAAGTAAATATACTTTGGCAAAAAAATTCATACGATCAACCTAACTTAGCTCCTTGGTTTCAAGATAAATCTAATCATCACAAATATGATTGGTATGTATTTAATTCTCATTGGACTTTTGAAAAATTTAGAATGATGTTTGGTTTACCCGCAGAAAAATGTTTGGTAATTAAAAATGGTATAGACAAAATACAAAAAGCAAAACCTTATAAACAAGGTGATCCTATTAG